TTGTCCTGCCAATCAATTAACGGTGGGAGCAGGGAGAAACATTCAAGCAATCCCTTTTTCAGATGACGAAATTGACCTTATGCTGGCTAATGATATTCAAAGAGTAACCAATGAGCTAAATAATACCTTTTCATGGTTTTCAGAACTTAGTCAGGCAAGATCAGATGCGATGATATGTATTGGGTATAACCTCGGGTTAAATCGCCTCCTGCTGTTTAGACGCGCACTCCATTCCATGTCTGAAGGTCAGTGGTCAGATGCGGCCTATCATTTCATGGATAGTAAGTGGGCGAAGCAAGTTCCCGCAAGAGCGGCGATGCTGACTAGAATAATCCAGAGCAATAAGGTGGAACAATGAGAATTTGTCTTATTGAATGGGGGGATGCTTGGATTGATACTATAGACATCACCAAAGCTGAAGCTAAAAAGCTCAAGCCTGTTGCTCGGCAAACGATAGGATTCTATGTGCAAGAAACGGAAGAGGGTGTCGTCTTATGTACAGATTTCTATGATGACCACATAAATGAAGTCAACACCCCGATGTTTATTCCGTTCGGGATGATTCGCAACTGGTACTTTTTGGAACCTGAAGAAATTACAGAGCCTAGTATTTAGCTGCGACCTTTCTCGCGTGGTCTTCTGATCGACAGTTCTCAATAGCCACAACTATTCCATTCTGAGAAATAATCAACTCTCCAGTATCAGAGTTATAACTCGCAAGCCTTGTGCTGCTTCCGCATGTAATCCCATCAATCCCCGAAACCTTAACTGTCGGAGCTTCTTCTTCAGCCACTTCTGGCTCATCAATATGCTCTTTTCTTTTCATTTCTTCTTACCTTTTTTACGAAAGATTCCAGTTGCATTATAAAGTGATACCACTGCGCTAACGATGTCATGGGAAACTGGCTGGAGTTTATCAAACGACTCGTCAATATCATCTGCCTTCTCGATTGCTGCTTTGAGCATAATATCAAAAGCCGCCAATTTTGCCACGCCAGCCCCATCATCAGGGATTGTCTCCTCGATCAATTTAACAATCTCAGTCACCATTCTCCACAGCCGCTTCACCCATCCGAGATAAGAAAATAAGTTCATTGATATTACACTCCAAAGTTAATAAAAGTCCTGAATATCCCATGATGTTTCTTACCTCATATCTGCAATGAGGACAAACCTCCACAGGGGCTACGCCGAGTCTACATCCCGACCTTTTTAGATGTTGATAGTGTGAACACCCAGTTGACAACAGCGAGAACGCCAAGAGCAGCAGCGTCAACCGTTTCTTCCCCGATAGGTATGTCATAACCCCACGCACTCGCTGCATTGATTAACGCCCAAATGAAAGCGGTTAAAGCGGTAGCTGTTATTTGGTGTTTCTTCCATTTTACTGGGTCTGCTACTGACTTCCCTTTCTTTAGGAGAACCATGCTTGCTCTAATTTTTCTAATCATCTTCTAAGGATTCCCATGTTTCCTCGATCAAATGAACTTTTGTAAGTTCTAATATCCCAACAATAGTTGTCATGTTGATTTCTTGGTCTAGGAGATTATCATACCATTGGCCTAAATCATAAATAGCCTGTTTTAATATTTTATCCTCTTTCTTAGCGGCAATATTAGAAATATTATCTTCCATTAAATTAACCTGACCACCATACTCACCGCCGCACATACAATAATCCAAAAGACTCTTTCAGAAAATCGATTGTTGGCCTTATTGCTTAAAGTTTGGATTGTCCGCCCCATTTCATTAACCTTCTCCTCGATAGAGGTTTGACGAGAAAAAATTGTTTCAATCTTCACTTCGACCTTTGCCAAAGCAATTATCGCTTTTTGTAGGTCGTCGATCTTATCCTCGACCCTTCGCAGCCTTGCGTTATCGTCCATTATTTAATCCTCGGGTATACTACTGTACGACCTATTTCGCCATCGTTTTTATCATAAGTTATAGACTGCGCCGCTCTTATTGTTTTTGGAAAACCTCTTGCTCCATGAGCGTCCCTTTGGCTCAGGGTTGGGTGTCGTTCACAAATAACGCCAGCATCCTCAATGACTTCTTTTTGATGAAGATGTCCAGTGTGCAAGTAACGATAATCTGACTGCCCCATTTCTTTAGCGAACTCAGAATAGAATTTGCTCGGCATTTGCTTAATTCTTGACAAATGACCGTGATGAAACCCTAGAAAAGTATTTCCCCACGGAAATTTATAATACGGAAAAGCTGAGTCCTCGACAGTCACTCGTTTGTTTTTGCTAAATAACTGTCTCATTAACAATCTAAGCCAAACAGACCCCGCCAAATCATGATTGCCTTCAGCCATAATCACATGAACCTTTTCATGCTTCAAAAGCAATAGATTGACAATATTAATACAGGCATTAGTGGCGACTTCGGTTAATTTTTCAAACCTACCATCTGAATCTAAAACATTTTTTGCGGTGGGGGTTACTGAAACCAATCCATCCCAGTGCAGAAAATCACCGAGCTGACAGAAAATTGCTTGACTGCTATCAGGGGAACCGCTTACTAAGTCATTGATTCCATTGATTAAAACCTTTTGAGCAATATCTAAATCCCAATCATCGCCAGTTTCTTTAGACCACGAATATGCGCCGATATGGTAATCGGTCAATGTGTATAGGGTGCATAAATCAGAATTGGTTTTTGTGGGCTTCTTAACTACTTTCCACGGCTTGAGGTCTTTTAGACTATCAGTAACGGATTCGGCTAATTCCTCCGCAGCTTGCTTTGTTGTAGTCTTTATCCAAACGATGTTTCCTTCATCGTCTTTTGTTAAAGTGGATTTCCCTTTTATTTTTTGTCCAGCATCAACGAATCTGGTAGCGTCAAAATATTCTGTGCTTCCTTCTTCGGCCGCTCTGGTTTTGAGCATATGAATAACTTTTCGAACATATCTTTCGTCACATCCTAGCTTGACCGCTGATAGTTTGGCTGAATTACCCACCCCTATATATATACCAAGAATTTCCTCTTGACGCGCAGTTGTGCAAAATCGCCCCAACCCTGCTATATAATCCTTATGAACAGACATAATGTAACTCCTTGGCAATCAATAGCCGCAGCTTTTACTTAACTTCGCTGATAGGGTTAACTAGGTTCAACGGGCCAGACTGTTTCGTTAGGAAACCCGTCCTGTTCGGGGATGTCTCGGAGAGCTTGTCGATAAGTGGTCATTTCTTCGCTCATAACCGTGTCGCTTAGACCGTGGAAGTCGGTCACTGCCAGCCTTGAGTCTCTGTCTGTCCTGACTCCCTCAGCAGCGGTAGCGTCGAGGCCATCTTGGTACGCAGTCTCTTGTTGAGCTTTGGTATGGACTACGTCATCCGCATCCGTGTACTTTGAGAACATATTTTTTTCGACCCATGCGTGGACCCAGTTCCCATTAGCATCTTGCTCTGCACCGTTGCGTATGTAGTGCTTGTACGCCTCTGCGCTTTCCGGTTTTGGTGTAATTAGAACAGGGTCAATCCCGATAGCCTCATGGACGTTTGCGCCCCAGACCTTCGGGAATGATGTGTTCTTGTGCATTGCGCGGATTTCGCCTTGCGACTTGATTTCTCCGCTTTCTCTGATTCTATATTCGCTCATAGTTGATATTCCTATGCGATTGCTAAAAAGATGTAAGTGCCTGTGTCTACATTAATTGTCGAGCTTCCTGCCGCTGTTATCTGGAATCCTGAATTATCAGGGTCTATATAGTCGGTGTTTGTTACTTGTGCTGCGGTGGTGTTGACCAAGAAATAGGGGTCATCACCGGCTACTATTCCTCTTACTGAGTCATATAAGTACCAGTCACCTGCTGCGTCAGTTCGCTTGATAAGTATAAACCTAGCACCAGCAGAAAATCCGCAATTTATAGTCGTTAGTGTTGCGTCTGCTGTGTAACTGCCTACCTTAGATACTCCAGCTAGGGTGGCGAATAGGTAGGCTATGTATGTACCGGCAGAAGCGTTTATATTATTTCCTGCTGTAAATTGTGTTGACGTAGGGGCTGTTCTATTGAAAATGTTCGCGTTATAGGACGCAGCGCCGTTTTCATTTAACTCGAAGCCATAGTCTTCTGGAGAAGCGTTTGAGTATTGCTGGTAAACAGTCCAGTTAGCACCTGCATCGC